TAGACGCCTCTCTCGGGGAAGAAATAGAATCAACAGACAATCTTGCACCACCAGATGATACCTCAGCAGATCACCCAGATGGACCTATGTTTGGTATCACTACTATGCCTAACGGTATAACAGCAGGATTTAGTGGTAACACTTTGCTTTTTAGTGAAGCCTTTTTGCCACACTCTTATCCACTAGCCAATCAATTAACAACCTCAACAGACATAGTTGCTATAGCATCTATAGCATCTGGTTTACTAGTAACAACAAACGGAAAGCCACTTATTGCATCAGGCACAGATCCAAGTGCCATGGCTATGGTAGAGATAGACGCAAACCTTCCATGTGCTAATAAAAGATCTCTTGTTGATATGGGAGAGTACGCAATATATTCATCACCAGACGGTCTAGTATTAGCTTCTAATTCAGGAATACAACTTATTACACAACAGATATTTACCAGAGATCAGTGGCAGGATTACTACCCTTCCAACGTAGAGGGTTATGAGTATGAGGGCAAGTATCTTGGATTTACTTGGGATGGTTCAGATGTAAATACTAAAAAGGGTTTTATCTTTGATCCAAGGGGTGGCAAGAATGCTTTTGTCGATTTAGATTTTTATGCCCATGCTGGCTACAACGATAGAGAAAACGATGAGCTTTATTTGGTTATTGGCGGAGTTCTAAAAAAGTTCGGCAGATCAAGCAGTAAGAGAACTTATACATGGAAATCAAAAGAGTTTTATACCAATAGACCCATATCACCAGGTGTAGCAAAAGTAAGTGCTGACTCTTATAACAGTTTAACTTTTAAACTTTATGCTGATGGTGTTTTAAAACACACTCAAACAGTTACTAGTAACAATATATTTAGATTACCTGGAGGGTATAGAACAAAATCCTTTCATATTATTTTAGAAGGAACAGACCCAGTCAACGAGGTTTGCGTATATGAAAGTCCCCAGGAGATAACCTAATGGCTAAAGCCAGAGGAACCTTTGTTGTACCTAGAGCTTTTGATCATGAAGGAAAAAGATTTGCCTCTAATGTAAATGAGTCTATTGCACAGCTTAAAGGGGAGATAGGAAATCCTCTTGATGCGGCTGTAACCTTTAGGGATCTTATTGATAAAGGTATTGTAAAACGCGATATAAGAATTAGTGGAACAGGTTCTGTTGTTGGTGGAAGCTCAACCAACGTGATTATTGGGGATGAGGAAGTTTTAGATACTCCACCAGTACCAACTGGACTTAGTGCCACAGGTGCTTTTCAAAATATAGTTTTAGACTGGGATAATAAAAATTTTGTAGGCTTTTCTCATGCTGAAATATGGTCTGCAACCTCTAATAATTTTGCAAACAGATCTTTTGTTGGACAGACTACTGCCAATGTTTTTAATCATCAAGTAGGAACTAATCAAACAAGATATTATTGGATACGTTTTGTTAACACTCAAGAAACCCCAGGACCCTTTAATTCAACAACAGGAACATCAGCAAGTACTGCATTAATAAATACAGCAGACATTAATGATGGTGCTATATCTTCTGTAAAGATACTTGATGGTGCTATCTTAAATGCAAAGATAGGCACAGCAGCTATAGACAGTGCAAAGATAGCAGATGCTGCAATTACTTCAGCCAAGATAGCTGACGCTAATATAACCAACGCTAAGATAGCTGATGCAACCATTACAAACGCTAAGATTAGCGACCTCAATGCTACAAAAATAAACGCTGGTCAGCTTGATTCTGCAAGAATAAATGTTGATACTTTGAATGTAAAACATTTTGATAATGTTAGTACAGATATAAAATCACATACAGGAGCCTTTGTACCGCTTTTAAGATACGGTTCAGCCATAAGAGGTAGTGGCGGAAACACTACATACACAGGATCCAATGCATCCTTTGTGCCAGTAACTATTACTCAGGTTAGAAATAATGCTTCTTACTCTGTAGTTTTGTCTGCCGTGCTAGGTAATGTTAATGGTGGTAGGGTTCAATATTCTCTAAATAACTCTACGTGGATAACCGCCTCGGGAGGAGAGGCTAATATTTATTGGAGTGCGGGTACATATCGTGGATACACCTACACGTATCAGGGACAGATAACAAATATGACGACCTCGCAGAGTACTGTGTATTGGAGGGTTTACTTTTCTGGAACTTATAATCATACGCACATGCAATTGCACGTTACAATGGATAACACAACCTAATGAAACACTTTACTATATATAAAACAGAGACTGGTATTATTGAATCTGTAATTAGCTCTGACTGTAATGTTGATGATATTTTGGTTGGCTCAGATGAAACCATTGTAGAGGGATATTATTCACCATCAAGTATAAAGTTTGTTGATGGCAGCCCAGTTAATGTGTCGGTTGATTTTTGGGATGATGTGAGATCACAAAGAAACATTCTTTTGCAAAACTCAGACTGGACGCAAATGTCTGACAGCCCCTTATCAGATTCTAAAAAAACAGAGTGGGCAAATTATAGACAATCTCTAAGAGATTTACCTAGCTCACAGCACGAAGCGGAGAACTTAGATAGTGTTGCTTTCCCTACAGAGCCTTCTTAATTAGTAATATAATGCTACATTATTATATAATTTAATGGTATCTTATGGATAAAATGCTATCACAAGTAGATGTTAGAGTTTATTGGGATCATATAGAACCTGGTTTGCGGGAAATAAAAAAAGAAGCAAAACCAGAATGGAGACCAGAAGACATATACTCAGCACTAGTAAATGGGGTAGCAGAGCTTTATGTAGATATAGAGCAAGACCCATGTGAGAGCTTTATTATTCTACAAGTAAAGCCTAGTATTTTTAAGCCCACGCAATCATTATTAATTTGGGTGGCTTATGATAAAAGAGAAAATGCTAATGGCAAATACATGGAGTATATTGAACATATGGCTGAACAAAGAGGATGTAACAAAGTAGAGTTTTGGACACCCTGGAAAGGATTAGCAGATGTCTTGTCTCATATCGGTTATGAAACAAAACAATACATAGTGGAGAAAAAAATATAATGTCAGGCGGCGGCGGATCAACAGAAATTAAAGACACAGCATCACAAAAAGCATTAGCTTCAATAGCTGCACAAAGATTTAATCTTTATCAACAATATTATAGACCTTTAGAAAATGAATTCATGTCACAAGTTGCTGCTATGAAAGACCCATCAGCTTTTGAAAGTGTTGAGGGTTATGTTAATGCCTTACAGCAACCAGAATTTCAAGCAGCTAGAGCTAATATGCAACAGCAGGCTTTTGCAATGGGAGCAGACCCAACAAGCGGTCAGTATCAAGCCAGAGCATCACAGATGCAACAAGCACAAGCCAGAGGAATGGGGTTAGGAACAACCGAAGCACTCTCAGGGCAAGTAGATAGATATTATCAAGGCATGCAAAATATCATTGCTATGGGTCAAGGTCAAGCAGGGCAAGCCATATCTGGAATATCTGAGGTTGGAAAATTAGCACAACAAAGAGGAATAGCAGAAGCAAAACAGTCTTTTCAAAAAGGTCAAGCTGGACAGGCTGTTATTGGTCAGGGACTTGGTTTTGGTACGGGTCTTATTGTTAGTGGAGGCAAGGGTTCTTAATGGCTTTTCGTTCAAGTATATATAACTACGAAAGTGACGGATATTATAATACTATGGGATCTGGTTTTGGTAATAGTGGTTTTTCTAGGTCCTCACAGCCATCAAGTTATAATTATGTTAATCCGTTTAGGCAGGGAGATCAATCAGCTCAAGACACTCTGGCAGATTTATATGAGGCTGAATTCCAAGATTACTTAAATAGATTTTTTCCTGTAGAACAAGACCTTATTGAACAAATGACTACGGGTTTTGAGGGTTTGCAACAAGAAGAGATAGGAAGAGCACAAGCGGCAGTGGCAAGACAATACGCGAATGTTAGAGGTCAGGAATCAAGAAGACAAGCTGGTTATGGACTACAACTAAGACCAGAAGCTCAAGGAGACTATCAAAGATCAGAAACATCTGCATTAGTTGCAGCAAGAAACTTTGCAAGAATGAGAGCTAATGAGAGAAGAACGCAAATACTATCTGGTGGATTGGGTAGTAGTATGGCACAAAAATCAGTAACAGGAGGTCTAAGTGGCTAGTGGATTAGGTGGATTATTGGCAGTAGGTCAAGAAACAAAAAGACAAGCAACATCAGGATTGCTAAGTTCAGCAAGAATGGAAGCACAGCAAGATATAGCTGAAAGACAATTAAGTATGCAAAAGCGTGCAGCTGAACAAAGCCTTATGGGTATGGGTGCGGGTACAGGTGCATACTTAGCGGCACCAGCTGCAAAAGCAGCAGTAGCATCATCAAAGGCAGCAGGAGGAACTTTGCTT